CCGAGTATTACTCCGCCGACCTCCGGCAGAAGGTCATCCGAGGCATGAAGGAGACCGCGAAGAAGGGTCAGTATTGCGGCCAGTCTCTGCCCATCGGTTACAAGGTGGACGCCGAGCGTCACATCATCGTCGACGAGCGAGAGGCTGCCGCTGTCCGGGAGGCCTTCCGGATGCACATCGCCGGCGGCCAGCTCCGGGACATCGTCCAGATGTTTGCCGACCGTGGGATCATGGGCAGACGCGGGAAGCCGGTCTCCAATGCGGTCGTCTATCGTATGCTGCGGAATAACAAATACCTGGGCGAGTTTTACATCCAGGACGTGAAGCTGAATGTGGAGCCGATCATTGACCAGGCGACCTTCTTGGAGGCGGCCCAGCATTTCAAAACGAGCCGTAACAATGCGGCGGGGAGGGCGAAGGTGAACTATTTGCTGAGCTGTAAAATGTTCTGCGGGTATTGCGGCTCGATGATCAATGCAGAGACCGGCACCGGGAAGCTGGGGAAAGTGTACCGGTATTACAAGTGCGGAGACAAAAAGCGCGGGAAGGCCTGCGAGCTGAAGCCGTTCCCGAAGGACCAGCTGGAGGACGCGATCATCCTGGCCACGGTGAACGATATGCTGACCGATGACATGATCGAGAAGCTGACCGTCCGGATCCTGGAAGTCCAGGAACAGGAAAACGCCGACGATCCCGTGGTGGGATTGCGTCGGCGTCTTGACTCAAATAAAAAGCGCCAGCGGAACTTGCTGGACGCGATAGAAGAAGGCGGGGCCCGTGGCCTGGTCTCTCGTTTGGCTGCCCTGGAGGAAGAGGAGGAGCAGCTGGTGCTGGAGATCCAGCGGGCAGAAATAAAAAGGCCCCGACTCACCCATGAGGTGGTCGAGGCCTGGCTGCGCTCCTTCCGCGTCGGAGACGTCACGGATGACGACTTCCGCGCTCGGTTGGTTGACACGTTCATCGCCCGAGTCGAGCTCCGCAACGATGAGGCGCTGATATTTTACAATATCCGAGAAAAGGGCCCGCACTCACGTGTTCGAGTACGGCCCGAATGGTGGAGCCCGCGCGACGGTACTCGAACCCCGAAGATCATCGTGCTGCGGGACTATGTCGTCCTCAGAATTGCCGTATAAAGCAAAAGAGCCCCGGCGGGTGCCGGGGCTCTCTTAGTCTATCATGTATTTGCTGGCTGTTGTGACAGCGCAGCAGGCTCCCAGGAATATGAGAGCCGCCACGCTGATCAGGGCGATCATGCCACGCCCAGGATCTTCTTGGTCCTGTTCAGAACGTCAGCGGGATCCAGGCCGGAGCCCTTCACCTTGCCGGCGATCTCCTGCGCCAGCACGTCGGCAGGATCCGGCTCGGCCGGCTTTGCTGCGACGCCCTGGATGGTGCAGTAGTCAGGATTTTCGAGGTAGATCCAGCCGGCGCCGCTTTTCAGCTTGCCCCAGCCGTCCTGCACCTCGGTGATGGTGAAGACGCCCTTGCCGGTCTGGCCTCTGACCGCGTAGCTCATGCCGGGGCCCTTGCGGTAGTTCAGATCCGGAATGATGACGCGGACAGTGAAGGGCGTCGCAGGGAAGCCCTGGACGGGCTCCGGAGCCGCTTCCGGTGCCTGGGTAGTGCCGGAGCCCAGGATCTCATTGACGGCCGCAGCGATGGCACCGTGGCGGTCGTAGAGGTACTGGCCCGGGCAGGCCTTGTTGGCGTAGTCGCGGTGCACGGTCATGTTGCAGCCGTTGGCGTGGTTGACGCGGTCGGTCTTGTTGGTGGACCAGACCAGCTTCTTGATGCCGTTGCGCTTGCAGATGTCGGCCACCAGCTTGATCAGTGCGGCGTAGGCTGCGTCGGTCACGGCGTAGGGGTGCTCGGTGTCGCTGGCGACTTCGATGGTGATGGCGCGGTTGTCGTTCTCGCGGCTGGAAGTGCACCAGGAGCGATCTGCCTCATCGACGGACAGACCGATGGAGCCATCCTTGCCGACGACATAGTTGGCGGAGCACTCGCGGTCGGTAGTGGCGAAGTAGTCGCAGCCCTGCTTCGCCGTCCACTGGCCCACGATGCAGTGGATCGTGATGGTGTCGATGGCGTGGTTGCGGGGGCTGGTCTTGTTCTTGGTGATGTTGGTGTACGTTACCAGAGGGCTGTTGCTCATGGTGATCTCCTCCTTCTCTGGGGTTGCTGTAGTGTTTGCGTAGGCGTCATAGTATGCCTGGCCGAAGCCGGCCCGCTTTACCTTGACGGCGTTGCTCATGTCGGCCGGGCGCTCGTACTTGGTCAGCACGATGTCGGACGCCTCCTTCACGGTCCGGGCTGTCCGGAGCACCTGGAAGACGGCCACGTAGCCCTTCAGCTCCTGGAACATGAAGTCGAGCTGCATCATCAGGTCGCCGATGGACGCGCCGGTCTTCCGGGCGTAGTTGAGCATGGCCTCCTTGCGGCTCCAGTATGTCCACTGCGCGAGGCCGTAGCCGGCGCTGTCGCGGACGAAGTTGGAGTAGCTCTCGGAGTCCACGGCGGCCGTGTACTCGGCGTCCGTGAGGCCCAGGCGCTTCTCGTAGGTGTTCTGGAGGTTTATCGGATTGAGCCCGCTCTCGGCGTAGAGGTTGCCCATCAGCCCGGCCACACCGGCCGGGCTGAAACCTTTGCAGCGGAAATAGTTCCAGATGGTCCTCTCAGTGGAGGACCCTGTCGCCTTCATGGCTTACTCCTTGCCGGGGCTGGTGTTAGCGTCGCCCTCTGCCTTCTGTTTCAGGATGTCAATGGCTTTCACCACGATGGCAGGGATAGGCACGCCCATCAGGCCGGCGTTCTCGATAATGCTGAGCGTCTCGTTGGCGATGAAGGCGATGATCGTCGCGTCTCTGATGAATGTGGAGCCCGTGACCAGATCGAGGCGGCAGGCTACCAGCACCACCAGGAGAGTCGTGCCTTTACGGCAGAGGCCCTTCCAGCCGGCGCGACTCTCCAAGGCGCCGTCTGCGGACTTCTGGGACTTGTGGAACACGCCGGCGACGACGAGGCCGGTGACGTAGTCCACGCCCATGAAGATCAGGAGCGTGGTCAGAGCTGCGTCCCAGCCTCCGAAAAGGTTGGCGATGAAGCCGCCCACGACTCCCACTGCTGTGCAAATTCCAGTTTTCATGCTTGTGTACCTTCCTTGTTTTTATTTACTCGGCGTAGGCCTTCCAGCCTGCCGGGTATGCTTCGGGGCTCCACACATTGCCGTCAATGGTGGAAATGTAGAGGGCGTCGTTGTAGCTGACGATGTCGCCCGTGTTGTAGGCGTCAGTCGCGCCCAGAGGCTGTACCCATACCGGGTAGCCGGTCTCGGTCACGCCGATGGCCTTGTAGAGACTGACAGCAGTGTCAGGCGTCCACTCGGCGGCGCTGGTGTGATCCTGCAATACCTGGTAGAGCTGAGGATCTCCCACGGCGTTGATGCCGTAGGAGAAGACGTCCTTCGTCTTGTAGGCCTTGCCCACGGCGTAGGCGGGATAGACGGAGGGGATCTCCAGCATCAGGTCGAGCTGGGTCTCAGCGTCCAGGCTGGCCACAAAATACTGCAATGCGGTACGCATTTCGAGTGCGGTCTGTGTCATGTTCATAGTGTTATACCTCCCCTGTGAGCAGGGCTCTCATGGCCTGCTCCATTTCTGCCATTCTGGCGTCGGTTGCTTCCTTCTGCTTCTCCTCGGCCGTCTTATCGGCCAGGATAAACCAGTAGGCCTTGGCGCTGACCTTGGTGATCTGCACCAGCTTCATGTCCTCGTGGATCTCGGTGCCGTCGGGCCCCTCGATGGTCACGCTGGAGAGTTTGCCGGCGAAGGTGTCCTCGGTGACAGCGGTGGAGCTGATGAAGTTGTTCCCGTTGAGGTCGAGGCCGTCGAGGGATGTGCCATCAGCCAGTGTAATCTTCCATGTCCTTTTTTCCATTTTGGTCTCCTTCCGAACAGCTCATAGTAGAGGCTGCTCATGTTGTAGATTTGGTCGTGTGACATAATTTTGTAGTGACTGCCCAGCCAGGACTTGAACGAGTTCTCGACGGTTGGGTAGTCGATCCGGCCGGCGTCCAGCAGGCGCTTGTACGCCTTCAGCTTCCGGCGTTCCCGGGTGATGTTCTTCGGGTGGATCTTCCGGATCAGGCGGCCGGACTCCGTCAGTGAGTAGCACACCTGCAGGTGTCTGAACTGAGAGGAGAGCTTCACGATCCGGGTCTTCTTTTCGTTGATGATCAGCCCATACTCTGCCGCCTCCTTCCTGAAGCCTTCCAGCACGCTCACCAGGAACTCCTTGGAGTCTGAGACCGCATAGAAGTCGTCGGTGTAGCGGGCGTAGTGTTTGATGCCTCTGACGATCTTGGCATAGTTGTCCACCCGGTACGGGTAGATGATGCCGATGTTCTGGGAAGGCTGCGAGCCTATGTCCACGCCCTTCCTGAGCATCTTCTCGCCGGTCAGCAGCTCCGGATCCACGCCGCAGTTGAGCATCGGGTTGACCTTGCCGGCCATCATGGCCGCGATCTCCTCGTCGGAGAAGCGGGAGACGTCCTGCTCGAAGGTCTTGAAGATCAGGCGCGTCAGCATCTCAGAGATCAGCAGCGTCTCCGGATCTTCGACCTCGCGCTCCAGAAAGTAGTCGAGGACCTCGATGCACTTGTCGTGCGGGATGTTGGCATAATAGCCAGAATAGTCCACCAGCAGGATGTAGCCCTCGTTGGATCCGTGCTCCATGTAATACTGGTGCAGGTGAGCCTCGAAGCGCCGGCGGTGGAAGGCCACGCCCTTGTCCTTCTGCGAGGCGCCGTTGTCGTAGATCAGGTACTTGCTGATCGCCGGCGTCAGGACCTCGTCACAAAAGAGGTGGTTGACGGTCTTGTCCACCATGGTGTTGCTGGTGATAAAGCGCTGATGCCCGCGCTCGTTGATCGGGAACTTGTTCCCGGGGTCTGGGCGGTAGTCTCCGCTCATAAAGTCGCGCCGGATGTGGGCCGTGGTGAGGAGCTGCGTCATCTCGAACATCTGCGTGCTGCGTTTGAATTTGCTGCTTTTCATGGCCTTGGTGCCGGCGTCGTATATTAAATTTGCATCATAAAATACATTCATAAAAACCACGCGATAGCCCCATCGGTCGTAACCGGGAGCGTCCTGGTTAGCATTTACCAGCTGATCCCGCTGGACGGATGGCCTCTCCTTTCCCATAGCCGCACGCGGGAGCTTGCCCGTAGAATGTAGTGCGGTTGTGAAATCCGGGCGGACGCCGATGGAGTTCGAGGCGTTCCAGTTGTTGGCATTGCCGTTGTTGTTGACATTGCAGAAATTCGTCGCGGACTGGACGGCACAAACAGAGGCCACCCTATAGGGTGTTAATCTTTCAGGTGCTTCAGGAAGCGGTTGTCGGACTGCCGGAGCTTCTTCACCATGTTGAACAGCTTCTCGACTTCGAGCACGATGTTCATATACCGGTTTTTGTCAGCCGGCAGCGCCTCGGCGATGTACTGGAGCTCGTCCTGGAGCTGGTTGCAGCACTTCAGCGCCTGGTTGAGCTCGTCGCGTCTGTCCAGGTACTCGACACGGTAGGAGGGCCAGATGGTATTGGCCGCCCTGATGTGCTGAGCGATGGCGCAGGCGAGATCATCCACGCGGTCGCGGTGCCTCTTGATAAACCAGCAGGCGTAGTCGTTCTCCAGGCTGCGGATGGCCTCGGCGACGTCCTTCTTGTGCTCCGGGTCCTGGATGTGCGCGGTCTGCTTCTTGATGGCCGCCTCCAGCTTCTTCTCGCTGTAGGCGAAGCTGCTGAGCAGCTCCACGGAGATCATCCGACGGACTGCGAGAGCCTGGTGGTGCGCTTCCAGATTAGAATGGGCCCGTTTACTTTTAGGGATGTCTGACACGCTATCTTATCTCCTTGATTAGATTTACCCGGCCCACAAGGGGCCGGGATTTTTGATCAATAGATCAGGAAAGCCGGGCGGACGCCGATGGAGGTCGAGGCGGCCCAGGAGTAGGCACCGCCGTGGCCGGAGACACCGCAGAAAGGCGCCGCGGACTGGACGTCTCTCAGCCACCAGTTCTCTCTGTTCGTGATCAGGTCCGGGCGTGCCTGGAACAGAGCCAGCTGGCTCTTGTCGATGCCGGTGTCGTAGCCGTTCTGGGAGCCGCCACCCCATGCGTGGGAGCCGTAGACCATCTTCTCGTTCATCAGGTCGATCTGGCTGTCGTACCACGCCCAGCCGGAGCTGGCGCCGTTGCTGACAGCGTTGGGCAGGATGATCCTGTGAGTCAGGATGTGATCCGCGCCGAAGTCGGCCTTGACGGTGGCCAGAGCATCAGCCAGGCCGGAGGTCTTCATCTTGCTGCCGTAGTAGGAGCCGGTCGTGTCGTTGGTGTCGTTCATAACGTGGTTATAGAAGGACACGTCAGGGATGACCAGCATATGGTGAGTGGTGAGCTCAGTGTCGCCGCAGCGGTAGCGGTAGTCCGCATGGGCCGCCCAGTATTTGCGGCCGTTGATGGTCCAGTAGCCGCCGGTGCGGACCTTCTCGAACTTGCCGGCGCGGATGTCGGCGGACTGCTCGGCGGTGAAGCTGGTGCCGAGGCTGTGTTCGTAGATGAAGGAGTTGGCTCTGGATGCACCGGTCTGGCCGAGCATTGCGGTCAGCCCCTTC